TGTAAATGAAAATAATTTAGTTCCTGAATTGAATGTTGGTGAGTTAACAATTGTACCTGTTGCTGCATTTGTACTTATATCATACCAATTACTACCTGAACCAGAATATGATAATACATTACTTGCGTCATACCATGCAACCAATCCATTCTGTGGTATTGGAGAACTTGGTGATGTTGATGGTGTTAATGTTGGAGTTACCGATGGTGTCGGTGCGGGAATTGAACTTGTTGGTGTTATAGTTGGAGTTATAGTTGGCGTTGGTGTTGGAGTTGATACAGGACCTGAAGTCTTTTCAACATTCATAATCTCAGCTCCCCATATGTTTCCCTTTCTTGATTTCTCAGATAAAGGTTTTAGTAAGTCTTCAATATTGATTTTTGGTTTGTTGTCAGACCCTACTGGTCTCCAATTTTTTCCACCCCATTTGTATGCCATATAACTATAAATATAACTAATTTTTTATCTAAAAAAAAGGGGGAATTAATCCCCCTTCTTTTAGTGTTTGTGTTTGATTATTCAGCGTTAACTGTAATACCACTCATGATTGCTCCTAAAGTAGTTGTTACCGCAACCTCAACAGATGGATTTGGTTCTCCACCAATGAACGATAAGCTAGCGCCATTCGCGTCATTATATTTTAAACCGGTCATTGCTTGACCAACATTTACATATAATCCATTCTCGAATCCAACAGCCCAATAACGGTCGTTGTTATCCAAGATAATCATATATAATGCGTTTTGTTTAATCAACTCGAACCAAAGATTTCTCAATGCTTGGTCAAGTCTCGGAAGTGCTACCGCAACTGTTGGTTGGAATGTTATAGCTTGATTTGTGTCGTTTACAAGTAAATCTTCAGTTAATGAAGACGATTGTCTAACCAATTCAAACTTATAAAATGTTCCTGTTCCTGAAATTGAAGTTACTTCGTCCGTACCATTGTACGCAACGTTTGTGATTGTTGACCCAGAATCACCTAATATCCACAATGCTTTAATACCACCGGTACTATTATTGCGACAATCTAAGGTATATCCTGCGTCTATGAAACATGATGCCATAATTATTATTTAATTTAATTTAGTTTAGTTTATGTAATTTCTTACGATTATTTACAGATAGCAAATGAAGCTACATCAAATACACCTAAACCATAAGTTACGTTAGCCATAATCTTAACGATGTCTTCAAATGGGTCGTAGATAGATTTAACTGTCATGATTTCAGAGTTCATACCGAACATGTAGTAAGATGCAGGACCTGCGTAGTATGCAGATACACCATCAAGACCAACTGTAGGAATTACTCTTACGTTTGTACCTGGTAACATTAATGACCATTCTTCACCTGTAGCAGCACCCGCAGCATCCAAAGTAAATAAATTCACGAATGAACTGTTTCTCATTGAAGCAACTAAAGCTCTGTAGTTAGCGTATGAACAATAGATAACTAAGTCATCTCTGTGTAATACGTTTGAAGGAATGTTTTGGTAGATAGTAGAGAATACTTCTAAACCGTTACTTGCTGTAGCAGCTGAGTAAGTGATTTGAGTAGCACCATTACCTGAAGTGATTAAAGCACCAACACCGTTGAAACAAGCTGAACCATAAGTTCCACCAGTAGCAACTGTATTTTGCCATAATTGTTTTTCAACTTGGTTTGCAATTCTGTTTGAGATATCTGTCAAGATTACTTCTTCAAATGGTACGCTTTCTTGGAAGTTTGCATTTGATAAAGATTGTGAAAGATATGTATCATACAAATCGTAAGGACACAATTGTTGGTTAACTTTCTTATTACATAAGTCAACTGTTACTAAATTTTGTACTGTTGCACCTGTTGGTGAGAATCCGCAATCTAAATCTTGTAAGATTACATCATTGGTTACAAAACCAACTTTCTCTGTTGTACCTTTTAAGTTAGGACGAACTGTAGCGTATTTTGGAAGGGTTAATCCCAAAAGACTTTTGATTAACATATCAGCTCCGTAACTGTTGAAAGTTGGAAGATTAGTTAAATCATAATTGAAACTGAATTTTTTATTCTTTTCCATGGTTATTTGATTGTTTGTTTGTTTTAGTTTATTTTCTTAATGATTTGATTAGTTCAAGTTTGTAATCAGTTGCTGATTCTTTGTATGTTTTCTTTTCTGCTACAGAGAATTTTTCAGGTGATTTTTTGAATTTATCAAAATCGGTTTTTAATGCTGTTAATTCAGCGGACATAGTTTCATTTGCAATTTTCATTTTGTCTGCGATAGACTTCATTTCTTCTACAACTGGAACTAAAATTTTTAGTAAATCTTCAATACTTGGAGTTTCCATTGGTTCTTCTTCCATGATACTCAATTCTTCTACATTTGAACGTTCTGTGATTACACCATCAACTGTGGTAAATCTTATCTTAACGTCATTTCCTTCAGAATCTTTCAAAGTAACTTGGTGTTCACCATTTGGAGCGGGAGTAGTAGTTCCATCGGTATTAACGACATCAACTTTTTCACCTACATCAAATGTATTACTTTCCAAAACTTGACCTTGAGCGTCTGTAGCTTGTACCATTTTCATTGTACCCAATTCTTCAGCAACTTCACTTGATTCGATTGCAATAACAACAGAGCTACTATCTAATGTAAGAACCAAACCTTCACGAGTTGTGTGAGTTCCTGCCGGAGCGGGAGTTAAAGTTGATTCACCTACAATATATATTACCTGTCCAATTTTGAAATCTTCGTCTAAGTTGTTTGTTACTTCTGTTACACCATCTTCAAGTTTAGTACTTGCAAATGTTTCCTTTTTGAATTTGATATTCAATAGGTCTGCGATTTTTTGTAATGCTTCTTTAGCGTTTTTCATATTTTATTAATCAATTATTTTTATGATTCTTTTATAAATACTATGTGTATTTGAACACGAGAATTAATCTACGGGATTATATTGAGAAAGTATATCTATTATCTGAGATAACAGTATTTCATCTTTATCAATTCTACTAAACTTTAACATAAATTCTCCTTCAACAGAGAATCCTTTTACTTTGCCAGTCTTAATAAAATCGTTCCAAATCATATCACCCTCTTTTGTATCTAATACTTGATATCCAGCCATCCAAGAACCAATTGGAACTTGTTGTTCTGTATATCCGAGTTCGTATGCTTTGTCACTAGGTCCTGTAACTAACCAACTTTCAACCATTGCAATATCATTGAATGTTCTATTGCTATGTTCTAAATTGGTATCACGAAGTCTTTGTTCAACCATAAACTTGCGTTGTATCTTCTCGATTGTTTGAGGAGTAAACCTAACGTAATACTTCTCATTTGTTACATCATCCAAACGTGGAATCAACACATTTGGTAACATCAATGGACTGAATATAATACGTTTTTCATTATCTGATTTAAACGTTACTTTACTGAAGTCCGATTGTTTTTTTGCATTGTACTTACATGCTTGGAACATTTGTTTACCCATATATAAAACAGGTTCAATTACTCCGTTACATCCATTATCCAATGAATAATTTTTTGCATTTATTTCTGATTCAAATATTGGTAATCCTTGGATGAATCCAATTGGTATCAATCCAAATCCTACTTTTGATAATGATTCAGGTTTGGTAATTTTCATTATACCCAAACTTCTATAATCTTCTCTTGTGTATGGGTTATTTTCAATTACTTCAACAATACGCAAACCATCATCGATTAGTTCTTTAGCTTTCTTTGATTTGTTTGCGGGTGAATTAACCAAATATAAATCATCATATCTAACACCAGCTCTTATCAATTGACTTTGTGTTTCAATTAATCTTGCTGAATTTCTTGCAGATATAATAGATATTCTATAACCACCCCACTTTGAATTAACATAATTGACAACATTCATATTTGGTGTTAAACCATCGAATAATGTATCATCAATATCAACCACAATAACACGGTTAGTTCCTCTTGAGAACTCTGTTCTTGATTGTCTTACTGTACTTGCTGGTGGATTTACCACTCCCGCTAGACCTGTTGCTGGTTCTACAGTTTGTGCTTTTATAATTTCATCGTTTTTTCTGTTGGTAATCTTATCTTCATAACCAACACCTTTATTCATATTACCGAATATCAATTCCAGCCAATAGTGTCTACAGTTTGCACCACCCTTCCATTGCATAATATCAGGGTTAGTTCCTGTTGGTCTTGGGATGATATTTTTATCTTCAGCTGATAATTGTGCGTTTAAACTCATTATATCTTCATATCTGAATACATATTGTTTTCCACCCAACATTCTTTTACAGAATTGTCTTGATGTTGATATTAATTCTGAACCCATTCCTGATACATAGACATATCTGATTTTAACACCAAAGTTATCCATGATTGAGTTTTCATTTGGGTCAGCAACTATTTGATAGAACTTCTGTTCTGTTATGTTTGAATATTTTTCCCTTACTGTATTCAATAATACTTCAGGTTCAACTACTCTCATATCCTCAATTACCCATCCTTGTTCAAGTAATGATTCCAATTCAACACCAACATCAGGTAATTCATCGTGACTTGCACATGACATATAAACCTCGTTACCATTATCATCGGTATGGGTATGATAACCATCACAGTTATAATTCTCCTTACCATAAATGATTGCTTCTTCTGGTGTTGAGAAGTATGGAATACCATTCATATAACCTAACGCTTCAAATTGAACATTCATATTCTCATATTTTGCAATACACATTGCAACAGATTGGTCTTCGGGATATCCTTCATTTCGAAGTACAGGAATACATCTTTGTAGATAATCATCTTTTGATTCATTCGGATTAACTGAAACGAATAGGACATCTTCAATCAATGTTTTACCTGTTGCATAATTTACATATGTTGGTAATGATGATTCATAATCCATATCTTCTTCAATGGTAATAATTTTAGTTTCTAACCATTTCTCAACTCTACCAGTTTCATCCAATCCCCATGAATACCACGCAAGTAAACCACAACCATCATCAAATGATTTTGATGACTCTAAATCTACTTTATGTCTATCTGCGTAAGCTTTCATTCTCTTAATCGTTTCTATTGAAATTGGTTCACGATTTGCAAGTTGGTTTAAACGATTTTTACCAACGGGAGTCATACAATCACCATATCCATTTTCATCTACCCAAATCTTTGCTTTTATTGCATTGTCTGTGATATATTGTGGATAATCAGTAATTGATTCAAAATCCTGTTTTAAGAAATACATAAACTCTGTTTCAATTGCTGGCATTCCTACCAACGCAACCGCTTCAACTCCTGTGTATCCTGATTGACCCATTAATAGGTCTTCTATTTGTAAATCTATAATTTTTAATGGATTCATATTCTATTTTTTAAAATGATGCTAACGCTTCTAATCTTCTGTTTATTGCTTGAGATTTTGTTATGTCTGTTTCCAATACATACGCTCTTATTGGTGCTTGTTTTTGTGATGCTAATACTTCAATTAATCTTGAATCCATCGCTGAATTAATATAAATTGGTTTACCACCACCCTGTTCGTTTATTTGTGATAATAATGAACCATATTGTAATGTTGACCTTCTATTGATAACAGCTTCGTTTCCTTCCATGGTAACACCACCGTTTGCATATCTAACTCCACCTTGTTCATGTGAACGTCCTTTTACCAAACCACCTCGAGCCATTGATTGTTCAGCATTTAATTGACCTTTTATTATTGCAACTTGTGCAACCATTAATGCTGCACCTAAACCAGCTAATACAAATCCAACAGGTGTAAATCCATATTGAGCAAATGTTTTGATAGTTGCTGCCGTAGCATCCGCAATAGATTGTGCAATTTGAAATTGAAGTGATTTAATTCTTGCTTCCTTTTCTATTTGTGCTTTTTTAGCTTGGTATGATTTTTCATTCTCAAGTTTTTTTTCACCAATTACTTTCATTCTAGCCTGATACTCGGTTTCACCTTCAGTACTTCGTTTTAATGAAGCCTCTTCAATATCAGTCATAGACCTATTAAATTCTTTTTCTAATATAGTAAGGTCAGTTGAAAATGATTGTGCAACCATTGATGAAATCTTTGATATGCTTGAAGCTATAGTTTCAGCTGCTAAACCAATATCAGCTAAAAACGTTTTTTGGTCATCTGTTAGTTCTTTACTTCTTTTCTTTCGTAAAGCACTTTGTGCATTGCTTAACTTTATATCAGCTTTTAATAATTCTTTATTAATTTCTTCCTTTGCTTCAGGACTTGATGTTGGGTCTTCAAGTATTATTTTTTTCCTTTCTTTAACAGCATCTCGTTCAATTTTTGCTTTATGTACATTGTATTCTAATTGCATAACACCAACTTTGTTATTGTATTCTGTTTCAACTTTTAATAGTTCAGCTTTAATACGTTTAAGTTCTTCAGGATTTATTGTTGGGTCTAATTTTAATATATCTAATTTTGCTTGTAACGCATTTTTTTGAATTTCTAACAACCCTACTTGATATACTTTTTCAATATTTGTTAATTCTGATTTTAATTCCCTTGAATCAAGACGATTTCTATCTTGAGCATCTTTTATGTCTTTATAATATGCTGTTTGTAATTCAAGAGTTTGGTCTGCAATTATTTTATTTACCTGTACATTCGCTTCTTGAATTTTAGTATTATTTAATTGTAACAAACCTAATTTATTAAAATAATCTTCGTATTTCTTTAGAGTTTCATCAATTTGTGTTTTTTCAACACCAGCAGATTCTAATGCAAGTTTAATTTTATCTAATTCAATTTTTTTATAATTGTCAAAACTACTTTTGAATAATATATTTTTATTTTCTTCTAACTCTTCTTCAGTACCAAAAAATTCAGTTTGAAGTTTCTGAGATTCAGCAAAAAGATTAACCTGTCCTTGAAGATAATTTGTACTAATTTCTTTTTGAATTGCAAGAATCTTAATTTGTTGTAATTTTTCACTATCTATAATTCCTTGATTTGCTTCATCAATCTCCTTTTGAGTTGCTTTTCCGGCATCTTTTAAACCTTTAAGTCCTTTTTCTAATTCAGTTCTTTTATCGGTTTCTAATTTTATTACGTCATCAATTCTCTGTTTATAACTTCTACCTTCAGAATCCAATAATTCTTTATTAAGCTCTTTACTTAAATTGGTAATTTCTAATCTAGCTTGTTTTATTATTTGAACTCTATCATTTTCATATTTTCTAGTTATATCAACAGTTTTTGCACCTTTTATATTGGCTTCTTTGATTTGTTCATCATACGCTGATTTAAGAGTCTTCAACTCTTTTGATAGACCATCTTTCATTGCCGCTATTTGATTTGCGTTATTCATTCTAGTAACCTCAAGTTTTTGGTCTGCAATAGTTTTATCAAATGCAATATTTTCTATTTTAATAGCTTTCGTTGCATCTGAGCTAGCATTTTCTTGTGCTAATAAATCAGAATTATACTTATTATTAATTTCTAATAATTTGTCTTTATATTCTTTACTATCTCTTTCATCTAAATCATATTTTTTATTTAAAGCTTCTATTTCACGAAAACTTGCTGTTACCAATAACCAATATTGCTCATCCGCAATCTTTTTTGCATCTTTATATCCCTGTATTCTAAGGTCATGAAGTTTCTTTTGTTTTGCTGCCTCTGTTGTTACCTCAGCTTCAGCTTGTGCAATTTTAACATCATTGATATCTTTCAATATTTTTAATTCTTGATTTAATGTTATAATTGATTTTTTCAATTGTAAATCTAATTCTTCTTGTGCTTGTTTCTCTTTCTCAGTTGAATCTGATAATGCAAGAAATGCGGTAACTAATAATCCAACTACTACAAGTATCGCAGTAAATGGATTGGCCAACATTGTGGCATATAATGTTCTTAATGCTGCAGTTAATGAGAATGTTGCAACTGTTGAACCTGCAGTTGCTACAGTTGAACCGGCAGTTGCTACAGTTTGAACAACCGTTTCAGATGCTACCGTAGCTTCCATAAATCCACGAGCCGCCATCGCTACAGTTAATAAATTCTGAGCTGTTGCTGCAGCTTTGGTTACATTTTCAGAATTAAATCCAAATAATTGTGCTGCCGCAGTTGCTCCCGCAAAACCTGCACTTACACCACCAACTATCTTTGCAAAGGATTCCATCTTCTTTTCAAATGAAATCCCTTGAATTTTCTTACCTAAATTAGCAACTCCTGTTTCAGTCTTTTTAACTTCATCAGTAACTTGTTTAACTTTACCAGCGGTATCTGTAAATTTATCACCATCTAATGCGTCTAATTTACCTTTAGCACTGACTAATACTGCTTCTAATTCTTCAACTGAAGATATAGTTTGGGGTACCCCATCTAACTGTAGTTTTAAAGCTACTGTCCTTTCTGCCATAATTATATTTTTATATTTGTGTTTGTTAACATGTTATTTGTAATACCTGACCTACATCGTTGAATACAACAAAAGTATCTGGGTCTCCAACTACTCTTAAATATGTTCCACGAGGGAATGGTAAGTAGATATTGGTAGGTCCGAAAAATGGAATATTTATGGTAAGCGCAAAATATCTTACAGTTATTCCATTAACTAATGAAGAACCACCATAGATATAAATAGTTCCTGATGGTGCTGCACCAATACAAACGATACCTTGAGTATCTCCTGTGTAAGATGTTACAGGTGTTCCTGAAAGACTTGCAGGATATGGTGTGTTACCACTTAAAAAGTAATATGGTGCTGGTGGTGAAATCTTATCATAACCTCCACGTTCTTTAATCAAAGATATGTTGGTTATTTTATCATCAATTAAGTTTCCTTCATTAATCTTTTCAATTCGATAGAAACTATCTTTAATATATATTTTATCTGTAAGTTTTGTTGTGTATAAATCCAATGGTGTCATATAGAAATTACCAGAGAATCTTCTTGTTTCGTTTGAGTAATTGTTATCAATGTACTCTTGCCAAAATGAATTATAAAGATTGAATCGTGTTCCAACTGCAAGTGGACTATTATTTGTATTTCCAAAGAAATCATAATCTCTACCAAAATTCAAATCAGATACCAAAAAATCTAAATCAATATCTAAACTTGAAAGATGTGAAACACATGGATATGTTGATTGTTGCATTGGCGTTGAACCATCTGTTAACCACCAAAATCCAGGAATCTGATGACCGTTATCTAAATAACAATGACGATTTCCTGCCCAAAAATATAGATGGGGTTTTGTTGCATAAGGTTCTTGCCATTCAGCTGTTGGGTTAAGTTTATAATTCATTGGAATAATAACCTCAGTTGAACCTGATACCACATCAGTTGGTACTGCTGCAAATGGTATCTCATAGTCTTGTTGACTTGTTAATAGATTAGATGTTGAAACATACTTATATCTTCCGAAGTTATAATCTCTTGTATCTTCAAATAACTTATTCAAATATTCATCTGAACCTTTTGTATATGTCCAAATTAGTGTTTTAGATAACTCAAATGATAATGGTTCAACTCTATAACTTGAATCTAAATCTAATTTATCTGTAAAGTCTTTTTCAATTCTATCAGCATCATTATAATACCAATTATATGGTTCAATAGTTATTGTTCTTGATGAGTCTTCTTGCACAATTACAAGATTAAACATTGTTACCAACGCTTTAATTACATCTTGTGCTGGTAAATCAGGTATCCCTGTATTCATATCAACTAATATATCACCTAAAATTTCAGGTGAATTATAACAATCCCATTGTGGTGCTTGAGTTCTTATTACATTATCATCGAATCCTGTAAATGTGATTTGTGCTACACCTGAATTTGATGATTGATTTGTCTTAAAAAATAGTTTTACATATTCACCCGCAGCTAATACACCTGTAAAGAACCAATTTATTGGTGCTCCATTTGGTGCTGCATTTGAAAATAGTGGTGGACATGCAGAAAATGATGGTTGATTAACTACATCAGATTCAACACTACCTTTTTTTGCGTGCCATTGTCCTACAACAAAATCACCAGGAACATTACCTTGACCACTAAAATTAAATCTAACATTGAAGAAATATTTACCAGCAAATGGTGCTCTAAAATAACCATTACCTATTGATGGTGATTCTAATCTAATGTTATTTAATGGGTCATATCCATCATTTCTGAATGAATTTAAAGGTAACTCAGTAAAATTTGTTGCATTAGGTTTTAATATTGTTATTGGTTTTTGGTAAACTCTGAATATGTTTTGATTCGTTAAACCTGATGCTGATGGAGTTCCAAGTTTACCATTTAAAAATGTATCCATATATATGGATTTAAAATAATCTGTTTCAAAGAACTCACTTATCAATGTATAACTTGTTAATTCAAATATTCGTTTAACAACCTCATGAAGTCTTATTGATGGTTTGAATAGACTCGGTGGAATTGAATTACCTGAAAGACTCATTGCAGTGTCACCAGTGAACGCATAAGTAAAAGATGGTGTTTGACCTGTCCCAACTAAATTCGGTGAATAGGGAAGACCGTAGTTAATCATTGGGTATAATATCTTACCACCAAATAAACCATCAACATCATTATTCTTCGCTTCCCAACTTAATGTTAAGTTTTCATAACTTAATGTATGTTGAAGGTCTACCCATTGAATATCGTTCAATGTTATATCTTTAATTTCCGCCATCCAATCTCCAACTTCACCCATGATGTATAATTCAAATTCGGTATTTGTTGGATTTGTTATAACTGCGTTAAGTCTTAATAGACCATTGAATATATCTGTTCCTCTATATTGGACAATTGCATTAATTTTCACCAATGGGTTAAACTCAATACCATTTACCTCATAGTAATGTTCAAAGATTCTACTATTATTGTTAGTTCCAGGAACTATAAATTGTTTAGTGAATGGTGACTTACGACTATTAAAATCCGTTATGTCCGTTTCCTGTATTTGCACAGAAATTGGAATATCTTCGTATAAGTCTATATTCTGCCATACTCCATCGAGTTGTAAAATTAACTGTGTATCCAAAGTATTATTGCATTAATGCTATGTTATTCGAGTAAACATAAGTAAGTTCTAAATTTACTATTGTTCTATTTCCTCTATTTTTTCTAATGAATTCTGCGTTTGTAATATTAATTGGTCTAATTACTCCATCTTGTTTAATTTCATAAACTTGGTTTGATGTATATAATTCTTCCAAGAACATCATATCCGGTTGATTGATGAATCCACTATTAATAACGTGAGTTTCTGTTATGGTCACTTGACCATCAGTTGTTCCTCGTGAATAGTCTTCTTTTGATGGGTCATTACTTCCCCAATCGACAGACCATGTTTGGTATGTCTCTCGTTCTATATTTAAACCTTCATCTTTACCAGCAGTAAATGTGTAATAATCATAATGTCCATATCTGTTTTTAAACATCAATTGTAATTGCGTTACTCCCGCTCTATTACAAATTGGTTCAACATTGAATGTGAATATCTCACTTACTGCTGTATATCCTGAACATATTCCTAACGTAAATCCCGTAGGTGGTGTTTGTGGTTGAATTGCCATATCTTTATATCTTTAATTTAATTTATTAACACGGACCTCCGATTAAACATTCTGAAGTTACTCCACCATTTGAATACCAAATGTATCCATTTCTAGAAAAGAACCCAACGAATGGTGTTGTTAATCCTGAATCGGTATATAATAATGTACCTTCTAAGGTTATGTTTGTTACTGAACAAGTTGTATATACAACTAAACTTGATGAACTAACACATTGACATACTCCACCACTACATGATGTAGTACATACTGAAATCAACCACGCCTTTGGTAAACATAGTGGTGTACTTGTAGGAGTTGGTGTAGGAGTTGGTGTTGGTGTTATTGTTGGTAACGGGGGTTCACATGGACTACCTAATTCAAGTGTAACGTTAGGACAATCAAATGCGAAGCTATTATAACATCCACATACCAAGTATGCTGTTTGTGGTGGAACATATAGATATTCAAATGTTTGTGTATCACAATCAAAATAGTAAACCTCACATGTGGAAAACTCATCATTATTAACAACTGATACTTGTTCACATATCTCGCATGGTTGTCCTGTATCACAAAATCCATATTCTGTTGCGGTTATTCCACTAACACAATCTGATGTCCATGTATCTCTACATGCACAAACTGTAGGTGAACTTGTTAATGATAGTACCGTAATTGTAGTGTAATAACCTAAATCACAATCATAATATCTTACATCACAACTTTCTTCATTATCATTGTTAAATCCAGTTGTAATACAAAACTCACATGGTTGTGGAGTTTCACATCTAGCCCCTTGTGTTACGTCGAGATAACAATCATAATCCATTGTTTCAGGACATGAACAAATTTGTGTAGCTGACCATGGTGGTAAAAGAATTGATGTATACTGATTAGTTGTACAATTAAACCAACTAAGATTACAATATGCAGTTGGTGATGGATTAATAACATCGGTATAATAACAATCACCACATGGTGGTAATGGTGTTGGAGTTGGTGTGATTGTTGGTGTTGGTGTAGGAGTTACTGTTGACCCTGTAAATCCACCAAATAATTGAACTGTATATTGTGCACAATTTGATGGGAAGTTATCAATATTAACAGGTCCTGCTCCAACATATAATGTATTGTATGTTGCACCAGATTTTGGTTCAATTCCGTAATATGATTGATATACCCAACCACATTCATGTATAGGTCCTCCACCATTAGTTGTTAAGTTCTGATATAAATCTGTTCTGATTAAACCACCTGATTCATCGTAAAATTTGTATTGAGAATAATATGGTTCAGATACCACCGATGAATCTAACCACCAATTGGTAAACGCTAATGTATAATATTCACTTTCTTGTATATTTCTTATCCTCGGTGAGTTTGTTAAGAATAATCCTGATGTTGTTGGTTGACTATTGACAGGTGTTCCACTTAATACAAAAGGACTCATATCAAAATTTTGTTGTGTTGCTCTACCGTTAACACCCATGGTTGCTTGATAAGTTTTATAAACACCTGTTGGAATACTTGGAGGTCCGATAATATTGGTGGTAACACCACTAACAACTTCTTGAACACCTGTGAATCCACTAACAATTCCAAATTCTGAATCAGCATATTCCATTCCTAAGAATAATTCATAGTTGATTGTTACATCTTCATATGGTCGACTGAATGGAAATGTTTGATGTGTATATATTGGTGTGGTGTTCCACATTGAGATTGGAATATTATTTACATATGTCTTTAATATTCTTGAACAATCCACTATACCCAACCCAAATGGATTAGGAGTTGCTTTACCTTGGAATGCTAATACACCATCAACATAGATGTCATATACATATCTAAATTTGAAATAGTTGGTATTACCACTAATAGTAAAGAATAACCCATCCGTATATACAGGTGAGAATGTTGGTGGTGTATGAGTTACATTTATTAAATTTGGCATCTTTTATTCTTCAATTTTGTTTTGTTTATTATCTTCCTGTGGCCAATAGTGTCTATTTACATCTTTTGGAAATGTATAACTATGTGGTTGACCATCTATGTTAAATGTTATTGTAACATGTGTATCATCGATTACTTCTTTGTAATCTGTCATTACTGGTTTTGTATCTGCCATAATTCTATATTTTAATTTTAAGGTCTATTAAATGTTGAACGAGGGAATATCTTTCCTTCGTCATATAATTGTTCTATATATTGTTTTGCTGCTTCTCCCAAATCATCAGCAATTTTGTCTATCGTTTCATTTACCGCTTTGTCAAGGAATTGAATACCATAGTATCCGTATTGTGCAATTGAACGTCTGATAAGATAAACTAAACTTTTTCTTTGAATAAATCTACCGTTTTCATCTCTTGCTCCTTGGAATCCAGGTTTCTGTCTAACCCATTTATCAATTACAAATAATGGTGGATATCTACCAGGTTTTCTTCCGTAATTAACAAAGTTCCAATAATCAGCATCCCCAAAATCTACCACCAAGTTTGGTGTTCCATCTTCGAAATCCGACTCCCAGTATACTCGTGTTTGTTTGTACAAATTACCACTTGCATATCGAGGGGATATTGCAGTCTTACCAGCACCACTTACAGGTTTTAATTGACCCGAATATGTTTTTGCGGGATATGGTTTCATCAGTTGACCTTTAATGTTGTCCTGAAGTAACATTGCAATATCATTCATTATTTTTTGTTCCATGTATTATTATGTTGATGATGGAGTTGGAGTTAATGTTGGAGTTGTTGTTGGTGTATATGTTGGGGTTACCGATGGTGTTGGTGATGGATATTGTTCACATGCGTTAATATCTTCGAATACGATAAAACTACAATCTAATACAACTCCACCAACGTGGTCATTCATTCTTTCAAAGAATGGGGATGCGGTTGATGGTAATAATAAGTCAATCTTATCATCAAGGAAACCTCGTTTAATTTGTGATAACAGATTTCTTGCTTCAAGTGACATATCAGATACAACATCAATTTCATTTGATAGTTCTGTGTTCACAATATCTGCGAATATTAAACTACATTGATATGTTGTTGTACTCTCATCATAAGTTATTCCCAATGGTGTAACAAACAGATATGGATAAGTTGCTGTAGTTCCTGACATAGTTTCAGAGAAGTAGACAATATCCCCATGACCAAAACTATTCAATCTTGGTGATTGTTGTTGTGCTTGTTGTAATAAGTTAATAATCTTATGGTATGTTATATAATTTTCCATAGTTATAAATAATTCTATCTTTTATTCATTTGTTGATTCAATTTATTTTGTTCATCTCGTTCTCTTTCATATTGGTCTTTCATTAGACTTGCAACATTGAGAGCCATGTATAAACTCATATTTTCAACTTGCTCGATTTTGGTAATGTCTTCTTTTGCAAGCTGGTAAGTGAGATTAAAATAGAATCTAGCGGTAGCTTGCGTTGAATCCATTTCGGCATTATCTCCCACCCCTTCGTTATCCACTTGTTCATCTTCATCTCCCGCTCCAAAGAAACCTTCATATTTTCTATGAATATTCCGACGATTCGCAAAAAAAAAGTAGAACTACCAATCCAAAATCGAACAGGTATATCTTTAAATATCTCCGCTCTGATTTCAATCTCTTCACTTACATATGGTTTGATTGTATATTTCTTTGGGTTTTTCTTATCTTTTGTTACAATTGGTCTGTACAAAATAGCCATGATTCTATGAATATTGTTAAACATATTTTCTCCACTTGAATAAACTTCAAAGTCAACCCAAGCACCCCACGCTAATTTACCCCAATTGTTTTCTAAACCATATTCAATCCCATCATGTTCAAAGGTTAATACCAATTCATGTTCATCATAGTTCTTAATTTTTGAATTAAGATACATATCAATTAAATCAATTTGGTCTTTTCTTAAATTCTTTAATTCAGGATATGGAATCTTTGTGAATAGTGAGATTAATTGATATTGGTTATCCTGATATAATTCGGGGTTTTGTTGCAGATGTTGATAAATTCCAATTGTTACCTCACTTGGTACTTCAATTATTTTTTCATCAATTACTAATTCTATTTTTTCCATATTAAACTATTGTTATTTTACTTTTTGGTTTATCAACAAATTGAAGTACCACATATTTTAAAGCATCTAATAGATGGTCTTTACCTGCGGTCTGATTTGTTACATTACCTATTTTATCTTTTTTATATTTGTAGTTTGAAAACTCAGATATTAAATCAAGTGAGTCCTCTTGTAAATACAATTTGAATTGTTTCATTTTTTGAATACCGTATAGAATACTGGTCTTACTAACAGGTCTTACATTTAAACCATATCGTTTTAATTCAGCAATACTCTTAGGTTCTGCAGAATCTGCAACAATATCAATGTTTCTGTCAATTCCAATGTCTTTTAACTTAAACGCTAAATCATCGTTGGTAAGTCCTTTTTCATATAACACTTGTTTCACAAATAGATTCTTACCATCAACATGGACTTCAACTACAGCACATTCATCATTACTAAAACCAAAGTCAATACCATAATATTTCTGTTTGATGTTTTTAGGTAGTTCTGAGAAGGTTTCAGGTTGGATGAATATTTTCTCCCTTGGTTCAACAATAAGTCCCTCAGAATAAATCTTAGCCATATCTGGGTCGGTATCTACAAGTTCCTTGATTGCTTGAATTGTTCTATCATCTAAAAATGGATTCATCTTCCAAGTTGAATGTAACATTATTCCATTTTCCTTATTCTCATATTCTAATCCCCACCAATCAATTGGTATTTCTGGGTTATACAATGCAATAATATATTTGGAACAACGAATATCAAGTTGAATAAAACTACTTTTGTCTACCGTATTAACCTCATCAACAATGATTATATCAGATTTAAAACCTTTTAGTTTACCTGTTGAGTCATCTAAACCAATAAACCTGATTACAGATTGATTTGGGAATGTATATATAAAGTCTTGTTTATGTAGAACACCATCATCCCAAATACCCAATGATTCCATAATATCTTTGAAATCAGGTAACATTGTATGTCGAAGTGATACTTGTGTTGCTCTAGCAATTGTAACTGATAACTTTGGTGTTTTTATACATTCCAGTATAACATACTGTATTGCTGTTATAGTTTTACTTGAACGAGAACTACCTCGTAAAAATATATATCTATAGTCACTCAACACAGAGTTATTCAGATGTTCCCAAACTTCAGTTACTTTAAACTTCATTTTATAAAATTTACTACCACTAATACACCAATACAATATCCCGTACTTAATGACAGTGCTTGTTTTATTCTTTCACCCCAATTTTTTGCTTCAACAATGTATTTGATAAATGGTAATGATAAAAATGGACTTACTCCTGCAAAAACTAACATCATTTACACATCAGCTTGAGATACACTCCTAATATAAAATGTGGAACATATCTCAATTATTAACGCACTTAATGCCAAGATAAAATACTTCATTTATTTCTTTTCGTATTTGTTTATGAACTCCTCAACGATTGTATTCATATTCCTTTTTTCATTCTTTGCAATTTGTTTTAACCTTTCTTTTGCAATTGGATTAATCCAAATTGGTGAATAACTATATTCATAGAAGAAGTCTTTACCGTTTCTTGTTACTTTAATTTTAGCCATTATCTTGTTCTTTATTTTTGTTTAGTTCATCTAATTTTTCAATCATAAACTTTCTCATTTGTTTACGTTTGGTATCAATTAGTTCATTTCTTTTTGCTACACGTTTATTATGTGCTTTCTTTCCGCCACGAAGTTTTGATTTACCCATTATTCTTCTATTTTACTTTTGATTATTTCAATTTCAATTTTTGACGGTGAGTTGGTAAGTTTATCACCAGCAGTAGTTACATCCACTTTAGTAGCTTCAGACCAACTTTCTCCAAATTTGTTTCTCATTATTAATGACCAAAGTCTTGAGTTATATCCCATACCACCTGATTCTGACATTGCAGTATGTGCGTTTTCATACCACCAATTCTCAGCTAAAATTTGATACTCTTGGACGGCTGCATAATAATCTTTGTTTCTTTTCATTAATGCACGATGTCCAACCCAACTGATTCCTAATTTGATTAGGAAATCTGTGATGTGTTTACCTTGTTGACCAGATTCAATTACTATCTTCTTCCATTCAGGAATCATTTTAGTTTCTAGTTTTGGTCTACCTGACCTTTTTACTTCTTCGTTGGTATTTTCTATATTTTCTATATTTTCCATATTACCTTTTAATTTTTTGATATGCGTTCTTATTATTGAATTGCTCGATTGCGTCCTTGATGTTTCTGATAGCGTCCTCAATACCAGGAATAATACTCGAGTTGGGGTACAACGATGAATACGCACTAATGATTTCAATCCTATCTAAGTCCGAATACTCCTCCAATGTTTTACCGACAATAACATCGTTATAAACTTGTTTCGCATAGTTAATAAAATCGATGTTATTTAAATTATTGAGATTACTTTTCTTCCCATTTCCCTTACAATTGCAACCCATTCGTTTCGTTATTAATTTATATCCTGTAAGGATTCGTTTATGATATCTGTAAAAGATTTCTTTATCTTTTTAAATGCTTCAACTAACTCAAACTTATCTGTTTGAATTGATGTTTCAATATCTTTATCTAATTGTGCCAATATCTGTCTATAGTTTTTACCCATTTTTATTTGAGAACTAATATATACACCAGCAATTTCTGTAAGAATAACATCTTGTTCCTCTTGGTCTTTGTCAAAAAAATTCTCTAATTTCTTTTCAATATTCATAGTTGTATTATATAAATAAATATAACGAATTATTTTTGGTAAGTAAATCGTTTATATATCAAATAAATAAATATAATGCATAAAAAAACCTCACCATTTCTGATGAGGTCTAAAAAAAATTTAAAATGAAAGATTCGTATGGATTAAAATCCTATGGTACAAATATATATATAAAAATTGATAATTCCAAATTTTTGATTATATATGTTTCCAAATTACTCTTTTTATTATACTTGATATTTGTCCTTGTCTAATATTAAATTTTTTAGATAATGCTGTTGAACCAAATTCTTCATGTCTTGGAATATAATTTTGTCTAATCCATAATACATCTTTTTCAGTTAATTTTGACCTTCCATGTTTTTCTCCTTTTCTATTAATTGACATTTTTAATTTGGTATCTTCAGAATGTTTAAACCCTAAAGGACCTATCATTAATCCATTTTTCTTTGCTCTTTTTTTATTTTCTTCAGTAGTTACCCATTCCAAATTTGAAATATGGTTATTTGATTTATTACTATCACGATGGTCAACTTCTGGTAAGTTATTTGGATTTTGATTATATATTTCAGCAACAAGTCTATGCATATAAAATGTACATTGTTTTTTATTAATCCATAAACTAACTTGATGATAACCACTATTAATAAATTGTTTCAATTCCTTGGTCTTACCAAACATAGTTGAAATGACTCTCCCGTCCTCTGTGACGAAGTAATCTGTATCCCGGAATCGTTTCATATGTTAGAATAATTTAAGTTGGTCAGAACTCATCTTTTTAACTTTTCTTTTACTTCTGTTTTTGGCTTGCATCTTCATATTAATCCAGACGCAGTTTTCTTTGGAATAGTGTTGGGTATTGTCTACCCTGCCTAACGTGTAATTACCATGAGTTGGATGTTTTGCCGGTTTCTTCCCCATATCTTGAATGAAGTTAAGGAATGATTCTTTCCAACTACTGGAAACTTTAATTCCTTTTTTACCAGAATATTGATAATCTTTGCAATTACTGTTGTAACATCTGTTCAGCATATTTGTATATGACCTGTACTCTGTTTGATAATAGAGTTTTAAATTCTTTAAATTATCCATTTAATATTAATTTATTTTTACAAAGATAATATTAATTTTCTATATTCTAGAAATAGTTATTAACATTTTATATACATTCTAGAATTATATATAATTTTATATTATTTTCTAGATTGCTCTAGTGCTTTCTAGATTGCTTTATATATTTCTAGTTATTTTCTAGTTTGCTTTATATATTTTCTAGATTTAAATAAGTTACTGTTGATGAGGAGCAGAGTTCGTCCTATCCCACACCTTGTTAAGTGTAGAATAGAACGCTGACTAATCTTTCTGTTAGATTGAGTGCTGTTTGAAGTATCGCTAAAAAACTTCAACTTGAAACCAACATACGATAATTTAGTTTACCGTTCATCAACTCTCGTTTCTTTGTTCCGAGTCTGTACTGTGATGAATATCCCCCAGTGTACAATTAAAAGATATAAACCTGAGTGCATGTAGAGCGTCGTTTATATCAGTTTTTCAATTTGAATTAAAATTGATATTAGATTAAGAATTCCTCCACGGAGTCAAATCTAATTTGATATTCATAAGTATATGTAATTTTTTTTAAAAAACAAACTCTTTCCTATAAATATATCAAAAAATACAAAAAAACTATTTGTAATACAAACTTTTGATAAATTAACATATATTTATAATAAAAGGTATGAAAAGTAAAAAACAATTTGAAAGATTATTGAGTAGAAGAATCATGGGGGAACAGGGAGAATGGTTGGTATTTTGTCGTGTATGTGGACACTTCAAACCTGTTACTGAATTTTATAAACGTACAGATTCAAAGTGGGGTGTAGACTCTCGTTGCAAGGAGCATTACAAATCATACAAGAAAAAGACAGATGAACCAGAAGACCCTGAAATGAGTTATCTAAAACTTGACAATATCAAGGAATCTGATTTCCAGAATGTACAGGAATTTCTAACCCAACTTGGATTTTCATTCCAAACAGAAAAAACAATACATGAACAATTCATGGACAAATATAAACTTAAATTAAAAATAACAAAAAAATGATTGGAGCTAAAAAATTAAATCTAAAAAAAGTAAATGAGATTAAAACCTTATTTGAAACAACAGAACTAAGTGATGGTGACATCGCAGAGAAATATAACGTTAGTCGTATTTTAATCAATTTAATCCGTAATGGTAAAAGATGGAATGATAATAGAGAGAAATTAAGGATGCAACAGGACCAGATAGATTTCTTACCTTTTAAGATAACAAAACTTTTGGGTACTGAATTCTCATCTCGAATCTACCCCTTGGTGACCGAGACAAGTGTATTCTATGTTCTTATCCATTATATTGATAATAATGTCACCAGCGAGTTAAAAACAACCCTATTCGAAGAAATTCCAACCGATGAAGTATTAGAAAGATTACATAACAAATTTTTACGATTGGTTTCGTAAATAAAAAGTAGTATATTTATCTATGATAGGTTTTCTATTATAGGTTTTTTTACTTTTTTTTACTCCACCCCTAACAGTTTTTTGTCATTCTGTTAGGGGTTTTTTTTAAATGTGGATAACTTTTATTTGGAGATTTGGAAAGTAGTAGTATCTTTGTCGGACTAAAAAAATAAATAAAATGGAAAATTTACAAACAGAATCACAACCCTATGTATTATTATCTTATGCAGATAATAAAGACATTCCGTACACAGTTACAGATGAATTTATTAATTATGAAGGTGATGATGAAGTGACCTTTATTAGGGGTTCATTTATGCATTATCATTATCGTGAATTTTTATCAAAAATGAATATTGACGATGTTACAAACATGTTGTTCAATCTTTTTGGTGGTCAAAAAGAAAAGACTCAATGTGCAAAAATGATAAATGATATGTACGTTAAAACTGAAGGTACTCGTCTTATAGATAGTAAGACCATTACTTCTATTCGTAATCCAAAATTAATAAATAATCTTTTTTTGTTAAGGGTTAATAGTGAAGATTTGGACTTGATTGAACAAACTCAAATAAAATTTAACACAGGTGATATTAACATGAACCAAATTAAATATGATGGTGTCAACACAATTCATTATGAACCGGTTAAAGAATATTGGACAATAGATAATGTGTAAAAGTAAAAGAACTTAAATAATATAGATATGGATAATAGAAATGAATCAATCGTTAGACAGTCATCATTAAAATTTGTGGCGGATTACTGCAAACTCATTGGAATGCCGATTACCTTAAAAGAAACAGTAAGACTCACAGAAGTTATTTCAGACTACTGTTTGAATGGTTACACAACAAAGTTGGGAGAGACTCTTGATAAAGTAGATGAGTATTTCCTAAAGAAGTTTGAGGAAGATTAAAGAATGAATATTTTGGTGAATGGGGATTGTCTAAGTGAATTAAAAAAAATTGAATCTAATTTAATTGATTGCATAGTCACATCCCCGCCGTACAATAAAAAGGGTTTAATCGGTAAGGTAAAACCTGGTAATCAAGTATGGAAAAAATTCAACATAGATTACAATTCATATGGTGATAATTTGTCTGAAGAAGATTACCATCAATGGATGATTGATATATTGAATGAGATGTACAGAATTATTAAACCAGATGGTTCAATTTTTTTCAATCACAAACCACGGAGACATAGAAATAAGGTACACCTACCCACGGACTTCATTTGTAAAAGTAAATTAGATGTATATCAACTTATTATATGGAATCGTTTGTCCTCACCAAATATCAGGAAAGATGTTCTATTACCTTGTACTGAACATATATATTGGTTGGTTAAGGGTAAACCCAAAGTTTTTAAAAACCAAATTGATAATAAATTTCATTCTGAGGTTTGGAACATTAGTCCTGAAAGGAACAGTAAACATCCTGCACCATTTCCCGAAAAACTTGTTGAGAATTGTATTCTTTTAACAACGGAAGAAAATGATTTAATATTAGACCCGTTCATGGGTTATGCGACAACTGGTATTGTTGCAAATAAATTTAATAGAGATTTTTTTGGAATTGAAATTGATTTGGAATACTTTGAAGTAAGTAAAAAAAGATTAATATGAAACAATTCAAGGATACTCCGTATTATGTTACGGAAGATGGTAGAATATTTAATTCAGAAAAAGAATTAAGTTGTAGTTTGACAAATAAAGGATATAAAACCTTTAGAGGTTGTATTAATGGAATTAGAAAACATATAGTAATACATAGGTCAGTAGCTGAATGTTATATTCCAAATCCTGATAATTTACCACAAGTAAATCATATTGATGGAGATAAGTTAAATAATCATATTTCTAATCTTGAATGGACTACTAATCAAAAGAATAGAGACCATGCTGTTCAGAATGGATTACACGCTAAAGGTGAAATGATGGGTAATTCAAAATTTACCGAAGAAGATATTAGATTTATGAGACAAAACTATGGTAAATTAACATATAAACAATTAGGTCAAATGTTTAACACAAGTGGTTCTCGTATTTGGAAAATTGTTAAACGTCAAACTTGGAAACACATTTAGACAATTGATAATTGTTTCTTCAATTCTTTGTTTTCGATTTCCAATCTGAAAATATGGTTTTCCAATTCTTCGATACGTTTAACCATTTCTCGCATTTCCTCTTTTAATTGTTGAATATCAATTTTCTGTGAGGTTGCGGTTTCTTTCCACATGCTAAGAACAGCTTGTGCGTTCTGAACTTCTATTGACTGCTTGGTAAATTTACCTGAAGTAAACCATCCAATTAGACCGGCTAAGATACCAGTTATTATTTCGTTAATTGGTAATTGATTCATGTTAATTAATTCCTGGTGAATTGGTTGCTCCCGGAGAATACCATTGTGGGAAACCACTTGACTCACAGAACCAACTATCTCCACATCCAACTCTACCTGTTCTGTTTCTACTATTCCAATAAAATCCTGCTCCTGGCATTGTGATTGGTGAATCAAATGGCGTTGATGTATCAGGAGGTAATTCTCCATTGTTTAAGTTACCAAAGAAATATGGTGCGTATAATGATGCTCTGAATATCAAATGTCTTCTCAAAAGATTATCATTGAACTCTGCTTGTTGTTTTGCAGATTCTTTTAAGTGTAAATATAATTTGAAATCAATCGGATTACCTTGTTCACTTCTATTTTGAACTAAACCAACAGACATAAATTTAACCAAGAAGTTATCTAATGCTGTGTAGTATGAATAAGATAATAATGCTGGTTGAATATATGTATCCAACAAGTTCTTATAGTTAACATTTGCAGGGTCACTAATAGTATTTGCTGCAACTAAACTCAATATATGTTCGTACAGATTTGTACCAAGACTTTCCTGTATTTGTATATTTTGTGATTGCAGTATTGAGAATCTCAACTCTGAACTTTGAACATTGTCAGAAATTGCAGTATATGTTTTTAATAATTCTTCAGATACTAATAAAACGTTATTCATTATAATATTTGGTTTTGTTCTATAACTAAGTTTATTTCTTGTTCAGGATAAATTAATTCAATTAATGGTTTCAATTCTCTGTTCATGAAGTTTTGTAATGGTTTAATTGATGTATTCATAAATAGTTTGTATGTTGTATCTAGTTGTTCAGATGAACTTGTAAATCCACCCGGGTTTGGTAAACCAATAAGAGAACCATCAATAATCTTGTGACCACTCATAATTTGTTTTTGAACTAACTCAAAAATATCTTTAAAATATCCTGATTCAACATTACTTTGAATTTGTGTAATATCAGGTTTGTTTTCACTTTCGCCGTAGGATACAATTACACGACCAGCGTTTGATGAACCAACATATCTATCTTCAATGTTACGAAGGATTTGATTTTGTTCGTTTTGTGAATCAGGAGCAACTGAGTTAAAGTGTACCCATAATCCAGGACTTGCACCGTTTTGAATATTTGCTAAGTTGAATACAGTAATCTCGTGGTTCAATTTAACATCATTGATTACGCTCAACCAATCGGGTGCTCCATAATAATCATAACCGCTTTGATATTGTTTGATATGAACGATTTGTCTATCTGTGTAATTTTTTGGGTCAAACTCACAAAACTCAACCATTCCTGATTTTCTCCAATTAATCCAATCTCTGCAATACAAAAATTTTGTTACATCATCACCCATTTGTTCGGGACGTTTGAGTCTCATGTAACGAGAAGGAATAACATGTAATCCTGCAAGTCCTTGTGACCTATCTTGTTTCCACACAACCTCAAGAAATAAGTTACCAGTTGTTATAAACTCATAGAACATCTTTCTTGCTGCATCATTTATTGTTTCTTTACTATTGATTTGATAATCTGTTATATATCCCATTCCAACAGCGTTATCCACTTTTGAACGGATACATGCGTTTTGTATTGGACTTGCGTCGTTTAACAAATATAATTCATTTACGAACATATTGTCTTCACCCCAGCGAATGAATATTTCATTGCGGTTAAAAACTTCTCTGAAACTTGTTAGAGTTGTTTTATTAAAATTTAGTTTTTCTATGTTTATCATTATCCGTTATATATTTTAAATACTTCATTATTACTGCTGCCAGTGTATGCAACTATCTCATTTTGTGGACTACCACTATAATTTACATTAGCCGTTGTTTCATAAACCACATTATAACTTAATTTTGGGTCTAAATTTGTTGTTGATACCTGTTCCCAAACTTTTACATAATATTGTCCAGGAAGTAAATGTAAATTGACATTCGTTGCACCAGTTGCAATAAAAACCTCGGGTGATGTATTATCTACATCAATGTAAAATAAGTCATAAGACGGGTCATAACCCGGTGTAACTGAAGCTATGCGATAAGGTATACTTCTCCAATTTTGTTTGGTTAGCTTATGTGTTAATGACCATAAATAAGTTACGTTACCTGTCAGTTGTTTATTTCTGCTACAAGTCCCAACTACCGTATTTAATATTCCTGTTTCTATTTGTATCATCGTTATATTAATCTAAAGTATCTATCCATTCTACATTAACAATATCACCATTTGTTGGTGTTACTGGTGGGTAATAATCTTCACTTAAATAAGCTCCCGTTGCAATAAATGTATTTGTATTATTTGTGTATGTATCTACGGTTGTTCCATTAACTTTAGTAATGACAGTATATGATGTTCTATAAAAAGGACCTCCACCACTTGCTTTATAAATTCTTCGAATTACATACAAAGAACCACCTAAACAAGCACTTGTTAATGTTTGTGATACTAACCCTGCGGTTCCAGTACTTGATGATGAACTAAACGGTGTAAGAGTTATTGTACAACCAGCTACACTCATTGATGCATCCATTAAATCAAAGTCTTTATTAGTACCAATTGAAGTTCCATTAAATCTATATTTATATTCTAATGTAAATGAAGGTGAAGATGGGGTTACCGTTGGAGTTATTGTTGGGGTTACTGTTTGAGTTGGTGTAATTGTTGTTGTTGGAGTAATTGTTGGAGTTATAGTTGGGGTAATTGTTGGGGTAATTGTTTGAGTTGGTGTAATTGTTGATGTTGGAGTAATTGTTGATGTTGGAGTAATTGTTGGGGTTACTGTTTGAGTTGGTGTAATTGTTGATGTTGGAGTAATTGTTGGTGTTGGTGTAGGTGTTGGTGATGGTGGAGGTGGACATGTTCCCCAAACTGGTGTATGTGGTGCTGTTAATGCTGAACCTGTTTTAAAGTTTGATGGTAATGTTGGTATCAATGTAACACACCATCCTGATAGGTCTTGGTCAAATACAGTTGCTCCATTAAACATCTCACTCATGTCAGAAACTTGTGAAACGTCCCACATTGAAATGTCTTGGTCTAATACACTTGCGTTTTTAAACATGTTCGACATCGTTGTCACATTCGAGGTATCCCAATTATTCATTGGCTGGTTATATGATGATGCATTGTGGAATGCAAGAGACATATTAGTCACCCCGCTTATAATCCAGTTATTTAAACTATAGTTAAAGTTTGATAAACCAAAGAATGTTTGTTCCAATGTTGTAATACTATGGGTATCCCATCCGCTAATATCTTGGTTGAATTGTGAGAATGCAAACATACCACTCATATTTGTAACATTACCCATATCCCACATTGAGATATCTTGGTTGAACTGAGTATTATTAAACATAAAAGTAGTGTTTGTAACCTGTGATGTTGTCCATCCACTCAATGGTTGATTGAATTGATATGCGTTTCTGAATATACCATCAAAATTCGTTACTCCTGACACAATCCAGTTGTTCATCGGCTGATTAAATACAGTTGCTTGATTAAACATACCAAAAAATGTAGTTAAACTAACCGTGTTCCAAGTGTTTATATTTTGATTGAAAGCGTATGCCAATAAGAACATCAAATTCATGTTTGTCACACTACTTACGTTCCAATTACCAATCGGCTGATTAAACACTTGACAGAATAAGAACATTGTTTCCATTGTTGTAATTGTACTTGTATTCCAATTGTTGATTGATGAATTGTATGTAAGTATACTACATCCATTGAACATAGATGTCATATCAGTTACACCAGATAAAATCGGTGAGTCTGTAGCTGTAATATCTAAATTGACACAATCTTTAAATGATTGATTCATTGTTGTCCATGGAATATTACCCCATTGACTAACATTTGTAATTTTTTGACAATCTGAACCACCTTGACCATTCCAAAGATGAGGGAAGTTTCCACTTATTTTAACTGTGTAAGTTCCACCACTTGTATAAACGTGAGTTACGGTTGAAATACCACTACCTGTAATTGGTTCACTATTTCCATCTCCCCAATCAACTGTTGCTGCGTATGTAGGACCGTAAGGATTCAATGGTAAAACATATGTATTACTTGCTGAACCAGGTTTGGTTGTATCAACTGTCATTATAAATCCAGCAAATGCTACCGGTGATGATGTAGGAGTTGGAGTAATTGTTGCTGTTGGTGTAATTGTACGAGTAGGTGTTATACTTGGAGTTATTGTTGTTGTAGGTGTTAATGTCGGGGTTACTGTTTGAGTTGGAGTTATTGTTGTTGTAGGTGTTAATGTCGGGGTTACTGTTTGAGTTGGAGTTATTGTAGATGTAGGAGTTAGTGTTGGAGTTACTGTTTGAGTTGGTGTAATTGTAGATGTAGGAGTTAGTGTTGGAGTTACTGTTTGAGTTGGAGTTATTGAATTGGTTGGCGTAATGGTTGGTGTTGGCGTTAATGAAGACGTTACACTTGGAGTTGGTGTATTTGTTGGAGTACGAGTTGGTGTTAATGTTGGGGTTGCTGTAGGAGTAGGTGATGGTGGAATTGGAGGTCCCCAAAATTCACCATTAATGTCATTTAATGCACGTTCTTCACCCAAATAATTTGACCACTTTCTGTTATAAAATATTCTACCCATTGTGTAATTCGTGTATTTGTTCTACTATTTTATTAATTTGTATTCTATTATCTTCTACATTGTAAGTATAAGATTTCAATTTCATTTTTCTTCCTTTGTTAATTGTGTAATTCACTTTAACATTAAGGATGTTTGTTTGTAAATCCCATTCAACTGATTGTATTAAATAACTATCATATTGAAATCCATCTATTGTTCCTGTTTTATCGTTATATAACATATATTAAGAACAAGGATTATCTATAACACAAGGAGTACAAGTATTATATTGAGTACCTAATGAATTAACAACAATACCTGATGGACTACCTCCAAGTGTAAAAACTTGATAACAATTACTAGTTACAGCACCACCAACAAAAGTCATATAATATGTTTTACCTAAAACTGGTGTTAAACCAGGTGAAAATGTTACATAAATAGATGAACCACCACAACATGGAAGTAATAAATAAACACTTGTAGGTGATGTTGATGGTGTTATAGTTGGCGTTGGAGTTACTGAACTTGTCGGTGTTATAGTTTGAGTAGGTGTTGGTGTTGGTACTGAACCTGAACTTGTTGGAGTTGGAGTTGGTGTAACTAATGGTAAAAATGTATAAATTGAACTGTAGTAATTATGTACTTGTAAAATTTCAGCATCAGATAATGTTCTATCCCAAGCCATACAAACACCTATATCACCGTTAAATTTATATGATAAATCAATAAATGATGCAATTGCTGCTCCTGTTGTTCCTACATTTAAATTACTTGCTCCTGAACCTGTATCTCCTCTTGTTATTAAACTACCATTTAAAAATAATCCACACGCATCTGTTTGTGGTGATGCTGCGGTATTCATTGCAACAGCTAATGATTTTAATTCAGATGCTACAACAGGAATACCAGCATATGTGCCAGAAACATCTTGTTTATCATTACTATAACCATTAAAACCAAATGTTGCAGTAAGTTGTAATAAATGAGCTCTTCTACCATTTGCTTCAGTTGCTTGTCCAAATATACCTGCAAGTTGTCCAGCATTATTTGATTGTAATACAACAAATAATGTATATGTTGCATCACTCTCATTTAAGAATGTTGGAATTGTTACATATTGTGACCCTGTAAATGAAAATAATTTAGTTCCTGAATTGAATGTTGGTGAGTTAACAATTGTACCTGTTGCTGCATTTGTACTTATATCATACCAATTACTACCTGAACCAGAATATGATAATACATTACTTGCATCATACCATGCAACCAATCCATTCTGTGGTATTGGAGAACTTGGTGATGTTG